TCCTTTGGGACTGGTCGCCCTGCATTGCCCCCTCAAAAAACTTCCAGCAAGTAGCGCCGGTGACAGGGGTGGAGGAGGTGGGGATGCCGAGCTCCTTGCAAGCCTTCTCCAGCGAGCAGAAGCTGTTCCACTTGTCATGCTCGAGGAATTCAGGTGTCAGGTCCAGGAACTTGGGCCGCAAAACACGGGGCTGCTGAAGCCAGGGGACATCAATTCCCAGGGCCAGGGCGCGGCGCAAGAGCATATTCCAGTCGAAGTTCGAGCGGTCATTCCCGCCTGTCCAGTTTACCAGGGCTCGCTTGGGCTTCCCTGGTGAATTGATCCAGCCGTGCTCATTAAACACCGCGTCAAAGAACGCACTGATAATGGCCTCCTCTCCGCCATCGCCGGCCTCGACGATTTCAGCAAGAGCAGAATCCCTGCGCCTCCGGAGCTCCCACTTGTTGCCGTCCTGGCAAAGGATGGAAACAGGACCATCATTCTCAGCCCACTGAATCATGAATATCTCAGCGGTCCTGGGACAAAGCGCGGCCTTGGAAAACGCATCAGTCTCCGCCTGGATGGCGTCGGCTTCGTATTTTGCCAGGTGATCCACCTCTTTTTGCGCGGATTCCGCCAGGGCGTGAAGAACCTTTTCCATGATCTTGGTTTCGTCCTTGAGATTCCCACAGCGGACTCCCAGGGACTTGGCGATCTTGGACCAGTCAGGGGCGTCACTGGCGCCCTTGGCGTTGCCAGACGAATCCTGATAATTGACGGAGGTATCACCATAAGCCAGCGCCTGGTCTACCAGTTTGTCAGGATCGAGGAGAGGAAGCGGCTCATATGGGGCCTGCGGCTCGAGCCAGGACCGGACCCTTTCGGGCGCCGGCCTGGTCTCGAGGTCAATGAAGAACGTGCTCATTAGAACGGGATGTCTTCAAAGTCTCCCTGGGGCTCAACCTTGGGATCAGTCGGGCGTGACGTAGAGGTGTCAACGTCAGCATTCCTGGGGCGCTCGTCCTGGGCGCCCTCCCTGGTTCCGTTACCCACAAAGGACATCCGGATCCCGATGATTTTGAGCGCCTGGCGCTTGGCTCCAGTGTTCTTGTCTTCCCAGGTATCCAACTGGAGCCGACCGTCAATGAAGACGCCGTCTCCCGTCTTGAGATACTTCTGGGCTACCTCCGCCTGGTTTCCAAAGAGAGTCACATCCAGAAAGGTTGTCTCCTTGATCCACTCTCCATCAGCTCCCTTGCGGCGGTTGTTTACTGCGATCCCCAACTGAGCCAGGGTTCGTCCACTCGTCGTGTAGCGGATCTCCGGATCCCTGGTAAGGCGCCCGGCAATTTCGACTTGGTTCCTGTCCATATTATTCAGCGGCTTGGTCTTTCTTCACGGCGAGGTGATCAATCACGCGGCCAGCCTCAGAGGTGGTGAGTTCCGCGCAATTCCTGGTGCGACCGGACGAGACCTTCGAGGCCCAATCTTCGCGCTTCTTCTGGGGCACCTTCACCGCCTCAAACAAGGTCTCCATGTATTTGAGTTGCTTGTCAGTCGCAGTGGCTGGAGCCGCCTGGGAGTCCCCGGCGCCGGCGCCATCGTCATCGAAGTCCACCGCAATATTCAGCAGGGATCCGGTGTTGTAGCGCATGGCGTATGTCCTGGCAGAGCCGAGGGACTGCATTCTGTTCCCACCGTCCGCGATCAGAAGCGGACAGGAAGAAGACAGGTTTTCGCCCGTCTTAACGTGGATCAGGTTGGAAACCACCTTGAGGTGCTCCCGGCCCGATATTTCGTGCGTCATCACCAGGCCGTTTTCAGCAAGCACGGGGACGCACTTGCGGTTGATCTCGTCCAAGGTAATGTAGTTGTATTTTCTAGGCCCGGCTTGAGCCTCGCCGTCCTTGCGGATAGCAGGAAACTGCACCTGGGCATGAGCCAGGGCAGTTGGTAGGTTAGGATGTTCTTTCATCGTTCGTATTGTCTGGTTTTTGGACCACGAATTTTGTGGCCAAATCTATGTGCCTAACGAGGGCGTCCACAACGTGGCCCCTGCTTCCGAGGGTGGCTTTGCTCGCGTCCAGGTAATCAGCCGTGTGAGGCGATACCGAGATTGAGATCTTGACCCTCTTCTCTTCTGTATTCAGGGCTGGCCGCCCTACTTTCTTTTTCATAATTATCCAAAGATTGACCGGCCTTTCGGGGCGCTTCTCCATCCAGAGCCCCAGGGCTTGGTTCCGGAGCTCGCCGGTCAGGTGCATCAGCCACATCTTGTCAGGATCCCATCCCTGGATGATCTCCAACTGATCTTCGATCCTGGCCTTAGAGACATCAATCGAGCCGATGATATCCCCAGGCGACACATCAGGGCGGTAAAGCCCGTCCAGGAAAACATCGCCGGCTGCTGTGCCCCTGGCCCGGCTCCGAAGAGCGGCCTGTCGTGTCAACTGCCCACTTTTGAGGTAGTTGCGCTTGGCCATCAGAACCTGGACATCCAGGGACTTGTCTCTCAAATGCTTCGCACTCATTAGAGCTCCCGTTCGATCCAGCTTTCCAGGATTAGCACCCGGCGCTTGATTGTCTTTTCCCTGGGTGGGAGCGGATCCACGCCGGTGAACATCGAGAGGCCGGGAGGAATCACCGCCTGGTTCTCGATTCGCTCTTTAACCAGGGCGCGTTGGATGGCGCGGCGGATCGCCTTGCGCTCCATCTCCATCTCCATCTCAGCCACCTGGTGAGCCTCCGCCTCCCTGGCCTGTTCATCAAGCCAGCATTCGTAATCCTCTACCTCGCCCTGGACATCAGCCAGGGTAACGTCTCCAGCCCGGAGGCCGTCAGTCAGGGCATCAAGTAATTCGCTTCTACTCATCGTCTCCAAAGTGTCCGTAGTCCTCATCCGTTCCGAAACCGGCACTCGCGAGCGCATCGGCATCTGCCTCCGCGTCCGAGTTGAACTGGTCGGGCTCATCATCATAGTCCGGGTCAGGGACTTCCGGCTTGTTAGCCGTGATCCTAATGGCGCCTGGCCTGTCTTCCCAGGGCTCGAGGCCCAGGCCGTTCAGCATCTCAGCAATTCCCTTTTTCGTCAGGTCGAATTCGATCTCTCGAACCTCGCCCAACCCGCGTTTCCCCATCAACTCCGCCGACCTCTTTGAGGTGACGTAGTGGATGCTATCCTGGTTTCTCACTTCGTATATTTTCATGACAAAAAATCGCCCCCCCTTTCGGAGGGGCGCTGGTTAATTTTCTAGTAGGTCAGCTTCTCGCCGTCCGAAATGTGGTCGTCGGCGGTGAAGTCTTCCCAATCTTCCTTCGACCAGGTCAACGGATCCTCTTCGTAAGGAAAGATCATATCCTCCTCTTCTGGAGGCAGGCCCAGGCTGTTGGTCAGCGTATTGTAGGACCAGGCAAACCCCTCTAAAACTTCGTTCAGGTCCACCCCGTGAGCGTCAGCATCAGGCGGGGCGACCCGCAACCAGGCCCGGAAGCCAGGGTAGCTCCTTGTCGGGAAGAGGCGCTTGAAGTCCTCCACCGAGATCTCAACATCGCACAGGGTGTTGCACCCTGTAACGCGGCTGAGAAAAAACCGGGCAGTTTTTTCCGCGAAATCAAGCAGGACCACGATGTGGCCTCGATTCATTCGCCCGTATGTGGAGGGCGCTTTTCCAGGGACGTTAAGGTCGAATTCCCAAATGGCGAACGTGTCGCCCCAGCAGGTAGCTTCTTTTTTCTTCATGACGCCGTCAGGTTTATTTTAGGTAGGACGAAAAGTCCACATTAAAGTGAGAAAAAAATAGCGGAGCCCGGAACCCGCTGATTTAGTGGCGCGTGTGCGGTCAAAAAGCAAGAAACGGGCAGCCTGGCTCCAGCGATATGCGCTCGCCAGGGACTCCCAAAAGCCTGAAGAATGCGCCCGTTGCCAGAAACAAGGCGCTGGCTGGCGTCATTTCGGAGGCACGTTCGAGCCGCATCACATCTCCAGGAGGGACAGCTTGGTTGCCATGCTTTTGTTTGTCCCTTTGTGCACTATTTGCCATAATTGGGTTGAAAACAACGTCAAGGAGGCCAGGAAAGAAGGCTGGATTCTCAAGATGACTGACCAGCGATTACGCTTACTCTGGATTGAAACTCTCCTGGAGGCGGGAGAGAGCGCAAACAGGCGCGTCCAGGTCGAGCCGGGCGAGGGCGGCATATGGGCTGCCAGGATCGAGGCCCCATCAGAAAAGGATCTCGAGGAGAAATTGCCCAAAGCAACGGGCGCCAGCCTGGAGGTTGCCCTGGTAAATCTGAACCAGGCTCTTTCCCAGGAAGCTCAATCGCTGGCCAAAGAGGCGTGGTTTTAATGATTATCGGGCTGCCAATACCTGACCGGCGCCTGGGCGGGAACACCAGAGCCCACCACATGGTGCTGCACAAGCTCCGAAAAGAGCACAAACTGCTGGCCGCCGCCGCGACCAGGCAAGCCATGCGCCTCCTCGAGGGACAGGACCGCAACTATTCCGGCTACAGGCTCGAGTTCTTCTACGCCGTCAAGCGCCGCCGCGATGTGGACAACCTGGTCTTCGCCACGAAGGCATACCTGGACGGGGTCAGCGCCGCCCTGGGCCAGGACGATTCAGCCTGGGATCTCCTGGGCGCCAGGATCCGCGTAGACAAAGACGTTCACCCCAGAATGGAAATCCAAATGAAAAGAAAACATGAGCACACGGTTTGAACTACACCCCGCCGCCCCGGAGCTAGATGAAGAAGCGGTGGTCCTCGAGGGAAAAGAGCTGGACTCAGCGATCCTGGGGTCTACAGAAGACGGCAAGCTGATCTACGACTACGATTTACTGGTCGAAGGGTTTGTGGAGCAGGGCATGAGTCACGATGAAGCCAGGGAATGGATTAGCTACAATGTCGAACCTCTCATGGGCTATGGCGCCGGCTTCGTAATGTGCTACCGAAAATGATGACGATGACCTGGATCTTACTTGCGATATCATTGGGGCTCCTGGCCACTATCTTGATCCTGGCAGCCTTGCAGGATGAGGAGCCCGAGGAGACTCAGATGTTCGACGGTGACTCAATCATACTGGACGAAAAGCACGATGGATTCGTCCACCAGTGCTGTTCGTGCGGTCTCCGCCATGTGGTTTACGTGCGAAGAACGGATGCCGGCGGGACCAGGGTAACATTCGTTCGCCTCCCGGAAGGAGAGCTCAAAGGCTTCAAATTCGAAGGAGGGCAGGTTGAAAGATTGAATCAAAACTGATAAAAAGAGACACATGGCTGAAGCAATATTAAAGATAGAGTCGGAGAAACGACCGTCCCTGGAAGAGGCGCAAAAGGCAGTTGGCGGGTTCGTTGAGCTGGTTACAACCACTCAGGGCCAGCTCCTGGTGAATGAGGAAGGGATCCTCGAGGGGCTCCCACACAACGAGAAGGCATCCGAGGTGGCCGGCATTCCAATCTGTGGAAATGCCCTGCTGCTGAAGGACAAGGCGCAATGGGATTAGAAATCATAGAGGCTCCCCAGGACGCCGCCATTCCGGACGAAGCCTGGCGAGAGAAGTGGGATCTGTCTGTCCCCCAGGCAAGGTTCGTGCGCCTGGTATGGGGGGGAAACACCGCTACAGGCTCTTACATGATCGCCTACGGATGGCCCGAGACCCAGGACGCCAAGCGCCTTCAGAGCGCCGCCTCGAGCGCCTCCAAGCTGCTGAGAACTGACAAGGTCAAGAAGGCCCTGTCAGAGCTCCAGGAGCGTGAGGCCAGCGTGGTGGGAATGACCAGGGATGTGAAGCGGGGAGTGCTCTCCGCCATCGCTATGGGGGAAATCGAGGGCACCAAGCCAGGAGACCGGATCCGAGCCATTGCCCTGGACAACCTGATGACCGGCGACAACCGCCCCATCATGGTGCAGGGGGATCTCACCTTCCGCGCCGTCCTGGACAGCCTCCCGGACAAGATTTTGCCAGGGGATTACGACCTGGACGTAACCCCGCCCGAAGAATGAAGCGGGTGATGATCGACCCTGGGCACGGGGGAAGAGACCCAGGCGCCGTGGGGCCAGGGGGGCTCGAGGAAAAATCAGTAGCCCTGGATGTGGCCCAGGCCCTGTGGGCAAAGATGGTCAAGCACCCTGGCCTGATGCCCAAGCTGACCCGAGACGGGGATGACTATGTAAGCCTGGGAGACCGGGCAGCAGCCTCGAACGCATACAAGGCGGACCTGTTCATTTCGATCCACTGCAATGCAAGCGAGAGCCATTTGGGGACCGGATACGAGGTGTGGACAAGTCCTGGGAATACCTCAAGCGATAGGGCTGCCACCCTGGCGTTTAACCGCTACCAGGCAGCCTTCCCCCACCGCCAGGCCAGGGTCAGCCTGGGTGACGGTGACCCGGACAAGGAGGCCAGGTTCACGGTTCTCATGAAGACCAGGGGGCCGGCGCTCCTCTTCGAGCTCGAATTCATCGACAATTCAGAGGGGGAAGAGTTCCTGGCCCTTACAAATCCAGGGGTACTGGCAGAGCCTCTTTACCAGGGCGCCCTTGATTTCTTCGACCTGGTAGACCCGGTGGAGGAAGGAGAAAAGGAAAAGATCGAAGCCAGCGTCAATCTGCTGGAAATCCTGGAAATGCTCCAGATGGCGGCCAGCGGCCTGAAATCGGCCTCGCAGCACCTGGACGCCGCCAGGGCGGAGCTGTCAAAAGCCTGGAGAAATCTGTGAAAGTTGTGCCCAAACAGGTCTCCGTCGCCGGCGTGACCATAAAAGTAGTGCGTCGAGACCTCACGGACATCGAGTGCTACGGGCAATATGACGACGACAAGAAGCGGATAACGCTATGCACGACGCTTCGAGGGGCCAAATTGTGGGGAACCTTCCGGCATGAACTGCTCCACGCGGCCCTGGCGGCCTCTGGGGTAGCGTATGGACTCCCCGAGGGCGTCGAAGAGGTATTGGTTCGGGGGCTTGAGAACATCTTCTTTCCCTGCTATGAAAGGCACTTGACCAGGAAGGTGCGTCAGCAGCTCGCGGTCGAATCACAACCCCCAAAGCATGGATCCGATCTTCACCCTGACTAGGCGCAACAAAGTCCCGATCATAACATTCCCCAAGCCAGTCGGAGTCGGCGGGAAAGTTCGGATCCTCCTTCAGTTTGACGAGCATTGGGATAACCCGCACTCTGATCAGGCCATGATCGAGCGCCAAATGAAAGACGCTCACAGCCAGGGCCTTCCGATATTTAAGGGAGGCGATACTTTCTGCGCCATGCAGGGCCGTTATGATCGTCGTCGAGCCAGGACCGATATCAGGCCAGAGCACGATACACCCTACTACCTGGACGCCCTGGTCAACGGATACGCCAAGTTTGCCTCGCCCTATGCATCGTCCATTGCCTGTATGGGCCGGGGGAACCATGAACTGTCTATCCTTAAGAACTGCGAAACAGACCTGATCGAAAGGACCGCCGAGCAGCTCCGCCAGGCTGGCGGAAACATCGAGGTCATGGGAATAGGAGGTTGGCTCATGGTCCAGGTCTACGTCACAAAGACGGTGAAACTGCTATACCGGATCGCCTACCACCACGGACACGGCGGCGGCGGGATAATCACAAAGGGAGTCATCCAGGCATCCAGGCGAGCCATGATCTACCCTGACGCCAATGCGGTAATCACCGGGCACGTTCATGAAAACTGGAGGGTCAGTTTCTGCCGGGACCGATGCACTCCGACTGGCCGGATTTACCAGGACGAGCAAATCCACATATGCAGCCCGACCTACAAGAATGAATACGACCCCTCGAGCAGTGGCTGGCACAACTTGCGCGGCGGTCCTCCAAAGCCCCTGGGAGGAACTTGGCTAGAACTGACCACCGCTAGGCTATATGACGGCATGACCAGGAAGAACGCGACCGACAAAAGCCAGACACCGCTTTACCATCTCATCGCTGATGCTACCCAGGCGAAATGAATCCTGACCGATTCAGTAAACTAATGGCAAACCCTGGGTGGAGGCTGCAACACCTCTACGCCATCAAGCCCAAGGACGGCGGGATCACCAAGTTCCATCCCAACCTGGCGCAGCAGACGTTCCTACGCCGGCAGTGGTGGCGCAATCACATCCTGAAGGCCAGGCAGTTGGGATTCTCCACGCTCCTGGCCATGATGTATCTCGACCGGATGCTGTTCCAACCCAACAGAAGAGCAGCTATCGTTGACGCCAGGAAGCCTGACGGGCAGAAGAAAATCGCCAAGATCAAGCTGGCCTACGAGCGCCTGGATGACCCGGACATCCACCCGGACACCTGCCGCCTGGGCGGCCTGGTGAAGCAATCCGTGCAGCTCGTTACCGACAACAAATCGGAGCTCGAGTTCTCCAATGGCGCCGGCATCTACACTGACACCACCTTCCGGGGCGACACGCTCCAGGATCTGCACATCTCCGAGCTAGGCAAAATATCAGTGAGGAGGCCAATCGACGCGACCGAGATCGTGTCCGGAGCTATGGAGGCAGTCCCCCTGGACGGATCAGTCACCATCGAGAGCACCCATGAAGGCGGAAAGATCGGCCTGAACTACCAGCTCATGAAGCGAGCGATGAAGAATGTGGGCAAATTAACCAGGCTGGACAGCCAGTTCTTCTTCTTCCCCTGGTTTGCGGACCCGGCATATCGCCTGGATGACCCGGACATTCCGATCCGCCAGGAGGTCATCGACTATTTCGATAGCCTGTCAGACAGCCTGGCCGAAGACGGCATGGTCAAGATGCTGAATTCTATGGGGATCCGGACGCCGGTGACCTTCGACAGAGCCCAGATGCTTTGGTATGACCGCAAGAGCGAAGCCCAGGGAATGACCATGAGACGAGAATATCCATCCACACCCGACGAAGCGTTCTCCGCTCCTGTCCAGGGAGCGATCTATGCAGACCTGATCATGAGGGCCAGGGCAGAAGGGCGCGTCAAAGACTTCCCCTGGGAAACCAGGGCGCCCCTGTTCACCTCCTGGGATCTAGGCACGGGGGATTCTACTGCGATATGGCTCCTCCAGGTAGTGGGCCGGGAAGTCCTGGTTGTAGACTGGTATGAGAGAAACGGCCTGGGCGCCGATCACTTCGCCTCGAAAATCCGCCAATGGGAGAGCGAGTATGACCTGATCTCCTGCCACTTCCTTCCGCATGACGCCAACCAGGATGGCCGGGGAGACATTCGCACCTACGAGCAGCACCTGCACGACCTGGGGATAAAAGCCACCGAGGTCGTGCCCAGGATCCCGGACGTATGGGTAGGCGTGGATTCTGTCCGGGGGATGTTGCCCAGGTGCGTGTTCCACGCGACCAACTGCGACACCCCCTGGGAGAACCAGGGCGTCGAGGAGCCTAGCGGCCTGGCTTGCCTGGAAGCCTACCGGCGAAAGATCACCGAAACCTCTGACCAAGAACCAGTGGTGCCCCTGCACGACAAGCACTCTCACTCCGCCGATGCGTTCCGGACCTTTGCGGAAGCCCTGGAGAATGGCCTGGTCAACCGCCATGCAAACATAGGCCCGGCTCAAAAGCCCAGGGCCATCACCGGCGGCGGCGAAATCTCCTCCCAATACCGTTCCAGGCAGCGCCTCAATGTGGTGAAGCCCAGGATTTTCTAGGCTTCCAAAGATCCCCAGGGCGTGGCATAGTTTGCAGCGTTATGAGATTCCTTCAGAACAAAGTGCGACTGGCCGGCATTTTCCGGACATTTTCAGCCAAGGCTCCCAAGCCACCCAAGGCAGTCCCGGTTGCCAGGAGAAGTGCAGCCGACACCGCGCAAAGCGCAGCAGCTCAAAGAAGGCGCCCCAGGGGAATGTCCTATGGCGGCACCCTGGTAGCAGGTGACGAAGGGCGCAAATCTCTGCTAGGCTAATGGCGACAAAGACCGCTACGGAACGGGCAGTTAGTCTGCTCAAGTTGTGGACGCACATGAAAGATGTGCGGCGTCCGGTGGAGGAGTGGTGGCAGCTCATTGGAGAGCTTGTCATCCCCAGGAAAAGCTATGTGGGTGAAAGCGATGATGCCCCAGACGCTTCCAGGTTCCGCCGGCTTTACGACACAACAGCGGTAGATGCGTGTGCTACAGCGGCCAATGGCCATGTCAGCTACATCACGCCAAGCGGCGACCGGTGGTTCTCCTGGGCGGCGCCAGACCATGTCCGATCTGATGAGGTAGACGGGTGGTATCGCCGGTGCTCACTCATCGCGGCCAAGGAATTGGCAGCCGGCAACTTCTACACCAACATCCACGAAACATACGAGGACCGGGTAGCGTTCGGCATTGGCTCCATATCGGTGTGGCCAGGCAAGCGCAACAGTCTGATGTTTCGGAGCCATGAGATTTCGTCTTATGCGATAGGCGAAAACGACGAAGGATACGTTGACAAGTGGGGCTGCGAATACGACTGGCCGATATCCAGGATTGTTCAGATGTTCGGGGAAGACGCCGTCGAGGGGAAGATGGCGGAGTCCTGGCACAAATACAAAAACGAGCACGGCCCTGACACAAAGCACAAGTTCATCCACATTATCAGGCCAAACTACAAGGCAGAGCCTGGCAAAATCGGCACCAAGAATATGCCGTTCGAGTCGGCCTATGTGGCCCTGGACGGTCCCTACGTTCTATTTGAAACCGGACTGATCGAGTTCCCGGTTTGCTGTTCCCGCTACCTCAAGCACAACGGATCTACCGGGGTCTACGGGTTCGGCCCGGCCTGGAGAGCGTTGCCAACCATCTCGCAACTTAACTTCAACGAGAAGCTGCTGGACCTGGTCGCAGAGAAATCTGCTGTTCCGCCTGTCCTGATCCCTGACTACCTGGAAGGAGATGTGGACATGAGAGCCGGCGGCGTGACGACCTTTGCGGCCAATCGCGCCAAGGGGCCACACGCAATTCCCCAGGAGTGGCTGACCGGAGGCCGATACGATGTGGGAGTAGACCGGAGCGACCGCAAGCGGGAAGACATCAACAAGGCATTCCATGTGGACCTGTTCCGTATGTTTGCCGAGCTCGAGAAGAGATCCCAGATGTCCGTGCTCGAGGTCAGCGAAAGAACCTCCGAAAAGCTCATCAACTTCTCCCCGACATTTACCAGGTTCACCGCCGACTTCCAGGTGTGCATGAACCGGGTTTTCCGGATCCTGCTTCGCCAGGGGAAGTTCCCGCCACCGCCACCAGGAGCCCTGGTCCCCGACCAGTTCACCGGCGTCCTGGACGTAGAGAACCCCGAGGTGCTTTACCAGTCCAAGGTAGCCCTGGCGCTACAGTCTCTCCAGAATACCGGCATCGACCGGACCATGCAACGCGCCCTGGATTGGGCCACCGCCCTGGGCGACCCGTCTTCCGTAGCGGAGGAGATCAACCTGGGCCGAGCATTGCACACCGCTGGAAGAAACGAGGGAGTGCCCGAGGATATATTCAATACGCCTGAAGAGAAACAGGCGATCCTCGAGCAGAAACAAGCCCAGGAACAGGCGATGATGGCGGCTGAACTGGCGAAAAGTCTTCCCAACCAGGGCCAAGCGCCTGGCGGGATGCCTATTGAATGAGCGCGGACTACGAGGAATTTGCAGTAGCAGCAGACCGGGTGCTGAGAACATCAGCCGGCAAAGCCTTCCTGGAGGGCCTCGAGAGAGTCTGCGAATACCATTCCCAGGCATTTCAGCCCAAGGATGACTTCAACCCATACGCCGCTGCGACCAGGGACGGCGCCAGGGCGGTCATCATCGAGGCCAGGACAGCAGCCGCCAGGGGATCCGAAATCAGGAAACGAGGACCACAACCCAAGAAAACCAATGATTCATGACTGGCACCTATGGGTCACAGCAGCCCTACTATGGATCGTTTGCTTGTTGATTAGTTTGTGCCAGCACGGCATTCTTTAATCAATGACGCAACACCAAGAGACAATGGCCAAGCTGGATCAGCTCCTGAAAAAGGTGGAAGCCCTGGAGGAGCTATCAAAGCCAAACCCTGCTTTGCTTCCGGAACGCGGCCTGAATGACCGCCCCGCAATCCCGCCTGGCATGATTCCTTTCGAGGTGATGGAGGCCGCCGACCCCGCCCTGGGACCAGACAGCGAAAACGTCATTGCCTACGCCAGGGAGAACTTCTCCCCAGAGGATTTCGAGACATTTTTCCCACACGCCACCTCTGCCCCTTCGCCAGTCCAGGTTGCCGAGTCTCCTGGAGAGGCGCCGTCAGCAGACGAAATTGCCAGCGCCCTGGAAGAGGAGGCAGAAGCAGAGGCGAGCCTGGACGAGGAGAAAGCACAAGCAGCCCTGGGATAACGATATGGCCAAGAAACCAAAGAAAAAAGGAACCACCACCCGGCCTAAGCCCAGGCCAGCGGTGAAGACATCGTATTGATATGAAGTCAAAACTAGCAGCAGCAATCGCGCTCCTGGCTTTGCCAGCTTGCACGACCGTGGAGATGACCTCTCCTGATGGAACGGTGACCAAAACCACCAGCA